CTACCTACGTGAGTGCTTCTGTAGATCTAAACCAATCTGAGCCTGAGACGGCACCCTGACATTCTCTTGGTAACGCTCATTACCCCCTGCTATTGCTCTCAGATCGTTCTCAGAAACGATATTACATCTATCAGAAGCACTTCTTCTTATCACCCTACATCTACCTCTGGCACACTACCCCTGGCCAGGTTTCTAACCGCCATTCTTCCTCAGATCATGAAAGATTCTCGACGCTATCGTAGTCTCCAGTAGCCCGCAGGCAGGATTCCGAGATTTACGCAAACTTTTGATCTTCGAGTCGTCTTTGCTCGAAAAGACGAAATTGCCCTCACGGNATGTGGTAGCCACGGGTGAGTTNAGNNGACTAAGGACANNTNANTTAGAGNCGCNNNCCGCNGTNNNATANGGGCANNNCNNGTCGAGAACTAAGTNCCAAACACTAAGTGAGATTTGTGCAATTGCTCGGGCCAAAGAAGAAACACCATATGCGAAGTGCAACTTCAGCATCAAATGTTTCACAATTTGTATACTGACAAATTGAGGACGTGAAAAAAAGAAAACTATGGAAACCTGGTTATATGATTTATATTGTATATACAATTAATCAGAAAGAAGGGGGCATTATGCGTTTACGAAGTGAATCTTACAATATCATTATTGACGCTGCCGAGGATGTGGCTATGGAATCCGGCGCATCCCGTATGACACTCGATGCTATCGCCGCGAAAGCAGGTGTGAGCAAGGGGGGGCTACTTCACCACTTTCCATCAAAAGACGCCCTCCTCAAGGGCATGATCAATCATCAAATCCAAATCCACGATGAAGCTCGGAAGAAGATACTCGAAAGAATTCCGAAAGGCCCTTCACGCGAACTCAAGAGTTACATATTTGCAGTGGTGAATCGTAGTCGAGGTCACGACCGGCTGGGCGCCTCGCTTTCGGCAGCTGTGGCGTACGATTCCAAGCTTAATGAACCCGTGCGCAAGGTTTTTGTAGAAACATACAAAAAGTTCGCACCCCCCAATGTGCCCTTCGAAAAAACAGCCGTCATAGCTCTTGCCGCTGCCGGTCTCTGGCTTCAAGAAATGTTTAACATATCGCCCTTCAGCAAGGAAGAGCGCTCAATGATTATCGATGAATTGCTGAGGTCTGCCGACGATGTCACTAAATAGAGACCTGATTGCTCCAAAACAAATGCGCGACCTGCCCCAGAAACTCATTCCGAACAGCAGAGTTCGGATAATCATTGAAAGACGCCGTTACAGCCTTAAACGCTTCGGCAATGGATACTGTTATAGAGATAAAGTGACGTCGAGGGTCGGTCACCAAATCGGGATATATATGAGCGTACAATCTATGGCCTCCGCCGCGCTCATTTACTGTATTACAGTATGCTGCCGATATTGCGCTTTTCCCCACTTTACAAAATCCTCCGTTTTGTAAAGTGCGCGCGTGGATGCAGGCCTGACGGGCGTTTACAGGACGTGGGGTCGTGACGAACGTCGAAAATGGCCGAAATTAAACATTTCGTAGAAGAAATGTAAATGGGGAAAATGGGCGTTAATGCTGCAATGTAGTAAAAGCGGGGTTAATGGCGGGGCGTCGTTAAAGCGCCATTTAACTACATTTCAGGGCAACGGGGCATTTGTAGTTAATCTGTAGTTACGGTTTTGCGCGTTCCTCGCCTGCTTCCAGGCCCGGGTCTTCCACCCGGTTCTCCGGTTGATGCTGAAAATTCAATGAGTAACTGGTACTTCTTCCACCGCCGGGTTCTTTGACCAGAATGCCGCGCTCGACCAGATCGGTGATATCGCGTAACGCCGTATCCGGAGACCGTTTTGTTAGTCTTGCCCATTTTGTGGCAGTAAGTTTCCCTTCGAAATGATCCAGCAGCCTGTTCAGGACCATCTGCTGACGGGGGTTAAGTTGTTCCTGGGCATGTTTTTCCCAAAAGCCGGCCTTTCTCAGTACGCGGGAGAGGGTGTTGCCGACATTGTCGAGAGCAGCGTTGAGAGCGTCCAAGAGCCAATCCAATCGGACCGTGATATCCAAGTTCCCTTTTTGTGCAGCTTCGATGCCTGCATAGTATTCAGGACGCTCGTCTCTTATCTGTGCTGACATGCTGTAGAAGCGCCGGACGCTTTTCTCAGATCGTGCCAGAAACATATCCATGAGGGCCCTAGCGATCCGCCCATTGCCATCTTCGAAAGGGTGAATGGTCACAAACCATAGATGTGCGATGCATGACCGCAATACAAGGTCATTCCCGTCGTCATGGTTGAACCACTCTACAAATGCTTTCATTTCAGGTTCTATGCGGGCCGTTGCTGGCGCTTGAAAATGAACCCGTTCGCGTCCGATCCGTCCGGAAACAACTTGCATTGGTCTGGACCCGTCATCACGCCACGCGCCTGTCTTGATCGTATACATGTCGCTTTCCGCGGCCGGGAAAAGAGAAGCGTGCCAGGCAAAAAGCCTTTCCTTGGTTAAAGGCTGAGCATAATTCTGAGTGGCGTCAAGCACCATTTCAACGACGCCCTCGACAGCTCCCGAGGGGCGCGGCAAGCCTCCCGCATCCATCCCAAGATGCCGTGCGAGAGAGGACCGGACCTGTTCCGCATCCAGGTTTACGCCCTCGATCCCACTAGATTTAACCACGTCCAGGGTAAGCGTTTGAAGAACAGCTTCATCGCGCAGGCCAAAGCCAAGGCATTTCATCCTTCCCATAAGCTCGCCTTGTTTATATCGAACCTGGGCCAGTTTGGAGGCTAAGACGGCCGGATCCCAACGGAAGTTCGGCCAATCCGGCAGATCATAGATATAGGTTGTCATTCTCCGCACCTCATGCGGATATTATAATTGATATTCTCCGCAAAAGCAAGGTCGTCCGCAAAATGTGCGGTGAATAGGGTGTTTAATCTCCGCAAATCGTTAGTAGGGGCAGGATGAATAGGAGGTGGGGGGTTATCGTCAATAGATAGTCACCAATATCATCTTTGCGACTGTCTATTGATTTGACGATCAAGAGGATTCTCGCCGGGCCTCAAGTCTGCTACTTCCTGTCCTTTTTCTCCGCCCGATTGAAGTACTCCTCGAGGGCCTTCAGAACCAATGCCTTCATTGTGATACTCTCCTGCGCTGCCCGGACCTTTGCCGCACGATGAAGGTCAGGTGGAATGTCCTTCAGCAAAATACCTTTGCGCGTTGCCGCCGCCATATCTCCATCTCCTTCTTCTTTCAGGAGGGGGATGCCCCTCCTTCCTCCTGTCCTCGTTCATTCTTCGGCTTCGTCATCGATTTCATCAACATGAAAACACCCATCTTCGCTATACGCATAGCACTCGACTGTTCCGTCGCGGTGCACAGTAAAATCGTCGTTAACCTCTTTGACATAATTCCAGTAGCCGAGCTTCTCGACCAAATAATCCTTCACCCGTTGCCGTTGTGATTTCTTGTGACTCATATTTTTCTCCTTTCGTTATGCCACCACGCCAGCGACGTTTCTGCGCTCCTCGAGCTCGTGAATGAGCATCCAGGCCGCCGCATCCGCCAGCTCCCCGAGGTCGCGTATCAGGTCCGCCTCGTCGATCTCCTCCGTCGCAATGAGCCTGTCCAGTTCCTCCGCCGCTGCTGCCACAACGGGTGCCGGGATCTTCCTAACCGGGAAACGTGAGGATGTCACGACCCGGGCAACCTCTCCGTTAATCTCGGCCCAGTCGTCACCACACGCGGGGTACGTAGATATCTCGTACCGTTTGCCTTCCACCCTGATTGCGTATCCATCTCCCATGTCCATGTCTCTTACCTCCTGGCGTCCTTGCTGCGGCAATAACTGTCCAAAACCTGCCGATGCTAGCCAGATCACCACGCTTCCCCTCAGCCCCCCTCGTGGGAGGGGGAGCGCAGGGGAGGCAGCTGCTCTGTTTCTTTCAGTTTCTCAACTATCCATTTCACAACGAGCGTTTCCATACTGATGCCTTCACGGACCGCGCGCACTTTGAGCGCCTCGTGGACCCGCTGCGGGATATTGCGTACTCTGAACGTGACCATTTTTTCATCCTCAAAGACCTCCTCAAAATCCACGACGCGGGGGAGAGCTGCATTGGCGTCTTGGACTCGCTCTCGATCGTCATCATCTGAGCCAGCTTCGATCTGATGTCGTCCAGGAGAGCTTCTATCTCACTGTCCGTGACCTTTTTTTTCATGATTGCATATCTCTCGCTCAGTTCGTTGCCATGCTCATTGTGTGTCGCCTTTTTCGAGTATGTGCCGTCACTTTTTTCGTCGAATGTTTTGTAAAAAGTGTACTGTTCGTTCTCGAGAAACGCATATTCCAGATCGACAGAGACGATGACCTCGCCAGACATTTTGCGCGCTTCACGGTGCCGTTAAAGCCACATTTTTCAACATCGTACGCAACAGTCAAAGCCGTGTGGCCGTGAGCAAATTTACGATGCGGCAGACCATATTTTTTAAAAAGCTCCAGCAGTTTCCAATCGCGGCCAGCGATCATAAGTTCCTCTGTTGCAGCACCTCTGAAATAATGTTCTCTCATAACTGCCTCCTTGATTGTTTTTGGTTATGTTCTTTATGCTTCATAGTCTAAGAGAGCCATGACCAAGATGAGGTCTTTTTTCGAGGGAGCGCCAACAGAAAGGACCCTCTGCGTTGCGGCCTAAGTTGGTTTTCGAAGGGGGTGCGGCTACTACTCCTTATCCTTTCCGACAACGCCTCAGGCTGTTTTCGTCCTCCTCGCGAGGTGGCCACTGGCGCGGCCTCACCGGCACAGTACATGCCTACCTCCTTTTACCTATCGAGATCCTGTCCCCGGGTCGTCCAAGTGGACCGTTCTTCTTGCCCTTTTCCGTTCCCCTGGTCCTTCGCTTCCTGCTTCTTTTCCATCGTAGTGAGCTTCCTGTCTGTGCTTCCGCCCAAGGTCTTTTCCAGCTCCTTGAGTTTCGCGATGGTCTTGCCGGTGTCGCGGACCTTGGCTCTTTCCGCCCGCATTTCAGCAAATGATGCTGCCTCCATCTTGGCGAGACCGAGTTCCTTCCACATAGCATCGCGGTCCTTCGCGATGGCGATCCGCTGTTCCTTCGCGAGGTGTTTGTCCAGGACCTTCTGGATCGTGGATGCCTTGAACTTCGAGTGGATTTCCTTCGGTGCCCAAGAACGTCCAGATTTGTCCATGAAACGCACCCCTAGGACCTTCTGACCGATGTGTTTTGAGATAACGGGCTCGAAGTTCTTGATGTAATCCTTGCTCCGACGACTGCCCGGTCCGGTGCGAACGAGGACCGTGATTCCTGCCTGTTTCATAGTCGAGGACTGGGACAGTGTGTACCAGTTCGTGGTCTTCATGTCGTCCTGAAGCGCTGGGATAACCGCATCGAACATCTGCCTCCGAGGCGACGGCTTCGGCGTCTTGCCCTGGGCGAGATTGCGTTGTTGTCCACGGTATGCACCTGGTTTCTCGCGAATGTACCTGGGTAGCTCGTTGTCACGGGAGAGATGCCGCATGAGGTCGGGATGCGCGAGCTCCATGATCTCGCAAACATCGAGGCAGCGTGACTTGGACTGCCACATATTCAACGTCGGGGTGCGCGTCATTTTGCCCTTTGCGTTCCGGCACCGGGACACGACGGGCACCCGATTCACCACGATATGGACGTGCGGATCCTGGGAGTGAGCATCGTGTAATGTGGCCACGTACTGATGGTTTCGGGTGAGGCCCGGGCGGAATCTTTCGAGAGCCTCCCGAGTCAATGACCGCAAGGTCGCCGGGTCCTTCGTAGCCAGATCATTCCTATGGAATCGCATATAAAAGTGTGCCACCGGATCCGTGGTTCCGGGGCGAGTGACGCTTTTCATTTCCCGTGATAGGGACCGTGCTGTCTCTTTTCCGGGGCACTGACGGGTCAGGTTATGATCGAGAATGACCGCGTCCTTCGCCGGGTTGAAAGTGTAAGAGACGGTCCGGGAAAAGTCCTTTTCCTGGTCACGGTCCAGTTGTTTCCGGGTCTCTTCCTGCTCCTTTTCGGGGGGAACTTTACCCTCAAGCGCATACGAAATGCATCCTCGCGTGCCCCTGCCCTGTGTCACCGACATGATCATATCTCTACCTCCAGGCTGTCATCGTCCGCTTCCATTGCTGCCCGGATCTCGGCGGTTTCGGTGCAACGCTCACCCCGTTCCGTTGGCGGGATGATGCGTGCTTCACCCCCAGTTTCAAGTCCCAGGTAGTCCTCGATCGCCACCAGAGTGTCGGAAAATACGCTTGCCAGGCAATCGAATTTCTCCACGCTCACCGGGTCGGATGGGTCGTATCCAGGTCCAGCAACGAGGGAGAGATAGATCTCGCGGACAGTTCCTCCGATGGCCTGCAATGAGCGATAGATGTCCAGCAAAACGGGGTCGTATCGGTCCTCCTTGAGGGGCGCGATCCGGGATGCTTTCCGATGTACGTACTGGTCCGATGTTCCCTTCACGAGGGGAGCCGTCACGTCCGGGTTCATCCCGAGGGAGGCCTTTTCTGTCGCCACATATTTTCGGGCTGCGGTCATGATGGACGACCTCATGAAGTCCGAGACACACTCGCCCCTGGCGGTCGCGATGTACTCGAGGGCGGCCTTTTCCGGGGGTGTGAACCGAGAGGTAATGCGTTCTGACCTGACTTCGTTCCTGTCCGGTTTCAGCATGTGCTTCCACCCTGGATGCTTCTTGGCGCTGGGGTCCAGTTTCTTCATGTCCTGCTCCTTTCCTCTATGACTCGATGCCCGGTTCGAAGAGAAGGGCGAGGCCCGTCCGAGCCCTTCCGCCTGCGCCCGTCGGTGATGGTTTGTCCGACAGCGCACCCTACTGGTTCCTCAATGATAGATACAGGCAACAGCAGGGCAATGCCGGACAGGGAACGATGTGGGGTGACGGCACGATGTTGCGAGACGACGGGGGCGATGTCAGGCGAGATTGACGATGCCGTCATGGACATTAGGGACGACCTCAGCTGCGCGCGGTCGTCCTGTCCGTTGGTCCGACAACTGCCCTCTATGTTGCCCTCTCCCGTGCTTTTTTCTCGCCTCGAATGAGGCGACCCTACCTGATAGATGTGGCGTATTCCTTTCATTTTCAGGCTCCCGCTTCTGCCTTCAATCCCGGGGTCTGTTTCCCTTTCCGGCGCGCCTGTTCCTGGTCCTTCTTGACCGCCCGGGCGGGGGCATTGAGCGCTGCTGTGTTCAGCTCATGTGTCAGGATCTTCGCTGCGGCTTCGTACTTTTTTTCTTCCATTCTCCGTTTGAAATCCTGTACCGGCTGGGCGTTAAGGTCGCTCAGATCGAGGACAAACTCGGCGATCATCCGGCACAATTCATGGTATTTTTCCTGTCTCTTTTTCTCCCGGATCTCGGTCAGGATTCGGGTCCGCGCCTCGTTTTCCCGGAGGGCCTGTTCGACTTCAGTCAGGGTCATGTTTTCGATCTTTTTCTGGGTTGCCATGTGTGTGTTATCTCCTCTTTGTTATTTTGTGGCGAGTCGCTCCGGGTCGGTCACGGTGACAGTGACCCTGGTCCCGACCGGGATGGGGAGTCTGGGGCCACACTGCAGACAAGACAGGCCATCCGGGGTCGAGTAATGGCCTTCGCCGGGAGGATCTCGTGGCCACATGAGGTGCAGCGGGGAATGAGGTCGGGGGTGGTCATGGTCATGCTGCCCTCCTCGCTGCCAGGGCTAGGAGGTACTTGTTCCAGTCCTTTGGTCTGGTGCCGTCTATATCCGGGGGCCTGTGATAAAACCACTCAATCCCACCATCGATGAACACCGCCCCAAGGTCTCACCCTGCCTCCGTCCACCATCATCTGTATCGGTCGCTATGATAACCTGCCTCGTCTGGAGCTCTCTGGCCAACCCCACGACCTGACCATAATCACCGGTATTGCCAGCTGTCGTTGAGACCATAATATCGACTTCATTTCGGAAGGGTTGCCAGTACGAGATAGCGTCGAGGGCGCTCTCACATACGACGAGGTGCTCTGTCTTCTTCTTTCCTGCCGGCCCGAAAAACAGGGCCTTCGTTCCACGATTTGACCGCCATTTAATGTTCTGCGTGCCACGAAGGGACCAGCCGACTATTCTACCGTCGTGGAGCCTGGAGACAAAGCAGGCGTTCCTGCGCGCATCAGCCCGAATAAGGCCGCGGAAGGCCTCCAGCGTTTCCCGGGTCAGGCCCATTGAGCAGAGATGGTTGACAACGTGCCTCTTAATTCCCGGGAGGGTCTCGTTTAATGCTTCCCATTCATCCTGGCGGTCAGCGGCCTCCTCCGCCGCCTGTGCCGGGACGGTCAGCGGCGTTGCAGTTGCACCGTCCAAGGTCCCGATGAAGGGCCGCAAGATCTTGCGAGTTTTCCCCAGGTTTCGTTCCCCTTCGCGGTGATACGCGAAGTTGAAGACGGGTCCGCAGTCCCCTTCCTCTTTGCTCTTGCCCAACGTCAGGTACTCCTGGCCGGGGTAACGATGGCTATCTTTAACTACGATCATGTCACCATCCCTGCCATACTTGCGGCTGTTCCTCGAGCCCGTGGACCGGTCCTTCGTGAACCCGAGGGCCTCGGCCACCTGCCCGATATCCACGGTCGCGTTGATGGTCTTAATCTCTTCGTCGCTGTGATGGGTTGGTCGATCCATTATGCCTCCAGTTTCACAGAATCCAACGTTTCCCGCGGCTCACCGACCAGATAGGCGTCAATGTCCTCAACACGATACCTGACCGTCCTACCCGACTTAAAATATCGAGGGCCACGTTGCCTATTCCTCCAGCATCTCAGCGTACATCGCGGGATATTGAACATCTCGGATGCCTCAGCCTCAGTCAACATTTTTATACTCTCCACCTGCCTTTTGACCTCCTCGATCGCTGCTTTCATTATTCTTTCTCCTTGCTGTTGAGATAACCCTCGACTGCAGATTCCCGGATGCGGATGGCACGGGCGTTAAGGTGGATGGCCGGGATCTCTTTGTTCTTGATCATCCTGTATATGGCCCGTTGCCCGAGCTTAAGGATTTGAGTTAGATCCTTTGGCGAGTACAGTTTTTCCATCGTTTTCTCCTGCTCGTTGTGGTATAGTCGCTTTGTGCCATGTGTTTTGATGTCATGGTTAATTATATGCGCGTTATGCGACTGATGTCAAGATATTTGTACACTTGTGATGTCAGGTTGCGATTCTTTGACAGGAGGATCTCCGATGAAATACTTTGTCCCGCCGTCTGTCCACACCGGGCACCGATATACGCTGGATATCAATGAGATACTAGAGCGGATGAGGCTTGTTCTAGATGCCAAGAACGATGCTGCGCTGGCTCGGGCGCTAGGGGTCGAGCCAAACACCATCGCGACCTGGAAACGTCGTGAGACGGTACCGTGGGAGCTCTGTGTCCGGTTGCACGAAGAGCACGGGACCGATCTTAACTGGTTGCTTTACGACCAACCGAGTCTTGAACATGGCTTTTTCTGCCCTCCTACCGTAATGTTCTGTCCTCCTCGCGATCAAGGGGGTTTGTCCCGGCTGGAGAGCGACGCCTGGACATCCGGAATGAACGTGGCGCTGCACATCGGTGGACCGGACAGGCCATTTATGACTGTGGCCGCCAAGGAAGATGACATGGTGAAACGCCGGCCGATGATAACTGTGCCAATGACGGATGACGCTATGGATCCCACCCTGAAGTACTATGACACCGCCACGGCGGCTCTAATCCTACCAGAAGCCAATGAAACGTGGGAGTATGCACAACTCCATGGTCGCCTAGTGGTTGTTGTTGCAGGAACTTGGTCAACGGGGGGCGAGCTCGTAATCCGGAGGTTGATTAAGGTACCAAAAGGGTTTGACCTAGTGGCCGACAACCAGAAACACCCAGTCCATCCGTTTCTCAGGCACGGGAAACTGACCGAACACTGGAGGCTCGCCGGCGAGGTGATGGTGGTGATGAACCTAGTCGGAAGGGGACTCGGCAAAACGTGGTAGGGACTCGAATCCTCCCACGTGTCGAGCCTAGGGGTCCGCGGGAGACCCCGATCGCGCGCGTCGCTACTCCCCTGCTTTCTTTCACACTTCCATCATTCCATCAAAGACGGGGCAGTAGGGAAAAAGCAAAGACCTCCGTTGATACGGGGCAGTAAGGAAACTACTCGTAACTGTCCTGTTTCAGCGCCAGGCCTAGGCTTACGCACGGCCTGGGACAACGGTGAGATCCAGATCAAACTCCTTGTTCTTGGGGCAGTAGGGAAAGAACAGAGGGCATCTCCCCCTGCCTCCTGTTCTTTCCCTACTGCCCGTCCTTGCGGGAGGGCATCAAGGGCGTTGAGCTCGACATCCCGATGTACAAGCTCCGCGCAATGCTCCACACCGGCGAGGCGAAGTATGTGACTGGCAACAAGTATGAAATGTCGACAGCATAACCTCCCTGCTACCCGGGTAGGGTAGCATGGGCTCTTTGTCGGCTATAAAGGACGGGAAGCCCGTTTCGCAACGGTACGGTCCAGTTCCTGTAAGAAACTCTAGTCCCCTTGGTCCACGGAAGACGGAAAGCTGAACTATGACAAACGTAGGGAATATTCTGACAATCAGTTATATTTGTCATAGTTTAAGAAGATTGCAGAGAAAGTGCTAGAAACCGGGAAGAGGTGGGAAGTGGGCGGATCTTGCGGGAAGGAAAGGAGAAAAAGGCTACAGGAGGATGTTAGAAATGCAATTCCATAGGAGGCGGTTTTTAGATTTTTGGCGCGCTAAATTGCATTTGTGCGATAGAAATCAAGGTACATCTCGTTTTTGCGTGCTTTTGATTTGCGCAAGAGAAAGCAGGATATGTTACGTATCTACGAAGTAAGCGGTTAGTGGCCGATCTGAAGTCACGAATGCCACTCGAAAGAAAGCCGTGTCAGCTCAACGTTACGAATGAAACGACGTAGCCATATTCCGCGTTATCAACGCCGTTCCCTGCCAGGAGGAGCACAAGAGGAGGTATAAAAAGGTTGAGCGTAGAAACCGACATCCAACTATTTAGGGTAGACAAGTCCGTGGTCGGAACAGTTGCAGCGCCAATCACCATTCGCCTGTCGGCTAATGTACTGACCACACTTTCCGCAATGAGTTACAGCATACAGTTCCGCTAACCCTTCCGCCAGGTCGCTTACCTCGGATTGAGAAGGGGGTATCGAGGGTTCGTTGTAATGAGCCCCGCATTCGTTGCGGACCCATCGGTTTTCGTCAATTCTCGCTATTGCCTTTTCGTTCGCTGTGACAAAGCTCTTTCGTCCGCGCAGTTTAGACAGAACAGGCGGCCATAGGTCATTGATCTCGTACCTACTCTCAAACTTGGCAATTACCGAGATTTTTGAGCCGTTCGGTGATCTGGCGCAGGAACATTTCGAAGAAGCGGCCGCACGCCCCGGCTAATTCGTCAGCGCTCTTGCATTCCCTTACCTCCCTACAACACACTCTATCGATGTCCACTGTCGAGTCCATACAGAGCGGACCCCTCTCGACGCTCCAGTTTCGCAAACACTCGATACTCCACGTCTGTCCCCCCAAAACGTCTGTCTCAGTTTCTGGAAGAAGATCGGGTCGTGCGTTGTCAAGTATGACCTGATGGTCCGAGAAGTAGTCATTTAGAACGCTTGTGAATCTAGAACGGTGTGGGGCATCCACGGAATAAATGACGTCGTCGAGGACCAAGAGCTTGAAGTCAGGCTCCCGATCTGCGGCCCGTCTTCTTAACGCCAAAAAATAGCAAAGGCCGAGGGTATCCAAATGGCTTTCACTGTGATGGAGCAACGGGTTCTCGGACTGACCGTGAAAGTCTGTCATCGGCACCACAGAAGCGTTAGTCGCTTCCCTGACAGACAGGGCTGATAGGGCTGATTTTGCTATTCCCTCATCGGGGTGGAGCTTCTCGTCCCTCGCGACGGCCAGGGTGGTCTGCGTAGACAGCGAGACGCAGCTCACCCTGGACACGGACATCTTTACTGAATCCGGCGAGGGGTATACGGTCACGTCCCTTGTAAAGCTGGTCAAGGACCACATTGACGACGTGCGCCCGGTCACCGCTTCGGCGGTGCGGGTCCTCGCCCCCTCAGTCCTGGAAGAGAACGTCGATCTCACCGTTACCGGCAGCGACGTCAATAAAACACAGGTAGCCTCGGACATCACGGCATGGATGGAAACACTGATCCCGGGTCAAACCCTGTACCGCTCGCGGCTGGTCCAGATCGCCATGATGAACGGGGCCGATAACGCGACGGTAGCCACACCCGCAGGCGACATCACACCTGCAAGCGACGAGATCATAAGGCCGGGGGTCGTCAATGTTGCATAGGGACGTCCTCAGGCTCCTCTTCCCCTCGGAGCTCTCCGGGGTCTTTGACAAGGACATCGAGATCGAAGGGGCACACCTCGACCTTGCACAGGCAAGGGCGGAGCAGCTTCTCCTTGAGATGTTCCCGGACAATACCAGGATGCTTCTGCCCGACTGGGAACGGGTCTACGCCCTGACGCCGGGGGCCGATGATCCGCAACAGCTGCGCCGGGACAGGGTCATCAGGAAACTCAGGGAGACAGGCGGACTCAGCATCCCGTACTTCACTCTTCTTGCCCAGTCGATGGGATACACCATCACCGTTGAGGAGCTGTATCCGTTTATGGCCGGGTGGGGCCGAGCGGGAGATCCGCTCTATGTCGAAGAGTCATGGTGGATCTGGAGGGTCAATATCTCGGGCCAGGCCCTGTACTATCTTACGGCCGGCCAGTCGGCTGCCGGCGAGAGGGTGCTCTGGTGGCCGCCGGTCACGGAGCTGGAAAACATTCTCAACGATCTGAAACCGGCGCACACCTACATCGTCTTTGATTACAGCTAAAGGAGGAACACATGGCTAAAAACTCTGTTCGTAAACGGCAACCCGGCACAGGGAATACTGGGTACCGTGGTGACCGCGGAGTTTCTTAATGCGGTCAATAAACATCACCATACAGGCAGGGACGTGGACGGAGAAGGCGCGCTGCCCTTTGCCGCTGATACCGGAGCCGCGGATGCGTATGTGATCGCTCTCGATCCCGCGCTGAGCGGATACATCACTGGCATGCCGATATTCTTCAAGGCGGCCAACACGAACACCGGGGCGTCCACACTGGACATCAATGGTCTCGGGACAAAAAGCATCAAGAAGTCCACTGACGTCGCCCTGGCTGCCGGGGATATCAAGGCAGGGCAGATCGTTCTTGTCGTCTATGACGGCACGAACTTTCAGATGATTGGAAGTGCAGGCACCGGCAAGGTCGGGGATGTCCGTATATCATTGTCGGCCACACCCAATGACGACGAGATAAAGTTGAACGGCGCGTCCTTGTCACGGGCCGCATACGCAGGTCTCTGGGACTGGGCACAGGCCAAATCGGTCGTAGTGGCGGAGGCGTCATGGAGTCCTAATAATACCGGTGCGTTCAGCAGCGGGGATGGAGCGACAACATTCCGGGTACCGGAGACGCGGGGGGAGTTTCCACGGTTCTTTGACGACAGCCGGGGCGTAGATTCGGGGCACGTGTTCGGATCATGGCAGGCGGACGAATTCAAGAGTCACTCCCATGCCGGGGCTCAAGCTCCACAGGTTCAGGTGCAGAATGCGGCGGGCAGTTACTGGGCGGTTGCTGCGTCCATGGGCTATTCCACAGGAGCCTCAGGCGGAAATGAAACCCGCGGTCGTAACATAACCTTTTACGTCGCTCATCAAATACAAATAAGGAGGATATCCTATGGAAATATACAATTACCATCCAATTACTGGTGAATATGTCGGAAAAGGTGTTGCCGATCCGAGTCCTGCTGAACCGGGAGAATTCCTGCTGCCTGCGTTTTCTACGTCCATTGAGCCGCCTGTATGCGGGAGCAACCAGGCGGCAGTATACCAATCTGGTGCATGGGTTCTTGTCCCCGACTACCGCGGGTCGACCTGATGGAAGCAGGACGGCACACAGTACATCATCGATGTTCTCGCTACCGCTCCGGAGGCAACCGACACAGACCACGATCCGAGGCCATCGGTCTACCATGTGTGGTCAGGTTCGGAATACGTGCTGGACCGGGAGGTCTGGCTGAATAGCGTTATCAGGCCTCAACGAGATCAGTTCCTCGATACCGCAGATCTTAAGTACTGCAACGCCGATAAGTGGGAATCTATGACAGAAGAAGAAAAGGCAGCCTGGCGGGCATATAAGCAAACACTGCGGAATCTGCCGGTGTCGATCGACTACGACAACCCCGTATGGCCTGAGATGCCGGCATAAGAGAGACGGACAGTGTTCAAGGGAGTTAGCCCTCCCTTAAACAAGCGCTGGAACGCTTGACAGGATAACCCGCTACCATCCGTATATGTGACCTGATGAGTCGGGATAGGCAAATCAGGTGGAAAAATGTAGCAGGTAATCCCCGGAAAAATCAAAGCATATTTGAAAAGGGAGGGCACAGATCATGAAAAGCTTCTTATCTTACCTCGGCGGCAAATCTTTACTGGCCAACAAGATAATCCCAAAGATCCCGGAACATACCTGCTACTGCGAGGTCTTTGCGGGGGCTGCCTGGCTCCTGTTTAAAAAGCCAGAATCCCAGGTTGAAATCATCAATGATATAAACAAGGACCTGGTCATCAAACACCATCTTGAGGAATTTATCCGGTACCTGAAATGGACTCTCGTTGCTCGGGATGAATTTGCCCGCTTTAAAGCCGAGAATGCCGATACTCTCACCGATATCCAGAGAGCAGTCCGCTTCTATTATCTCTTGAGGACCGGTTATGGTGCAAAAGTCACCGGACAAACATTCAGCGTGGGCCCCACTCGGCCGTCATCCTTCAATCTGCTACGCATCGAAGAAGAGTTGTCGGCGGCGCATCTTCGTCTATCCCGGGTCTACATCGAGAATATGCCTTATCAACGGCTTATTGAACGATTCGATCGGCCGGGGACTTTCTTCTACATTGACCCGCCATATTACGGCTGCGAAGAAGATTATGGAAAGGGGATATTCGGAAGAGATGATTTTACCAGGCTTGCAGATATCCTCGCAGGGATCAAGGGCAAGTTTATCCTATCGATCAATGACGTTCCGGAGATCCGGGAGGCCTTCGGGCAATTCTCGATCGAGGAGATCAACACAAGATACATGGCTGCAGGGGCTAATAGGCAAAAGAGGGTAACAGAGCTATTAATAAAGAATTCTTAAAATAAGCATTAATAAATATATTAACAATTGAGGATTTTTTGTGTACTATGTACCTTAAAATGGGAGGTTTATGGTCAGTCACAGCCCGCTTCGGCGTGTTGATTTTTTCAATTCTGTCGGACGGCCCTTGCCAGGTCTGGTTGATATTCGTCGTGATAATCTGACACGACTTTCGATAGATGAACGATCTGCTATCAAAGATATCCGGTTTTTTGGGGAGATTGATTTTGTATTCTTTCGTAGATTCTCGGACGGTCGTTCATCCCAGGTTTCCGCTTATATCGTAGATAATACCGAAGAACGTCTGAGCAGAGAAAAATTGGCAGAGCTGCACAGACAAGTGTGGCTGCACGGAAATGTACCTCTTTTATACGTCGCTTGGCCCGGTTCGATTGATGTTTTGGCGTGCGTAAGGCAACCTGATTTCTGGACAGATGGCAATGACATTGTCGAGTACAGTCCGGTAAGACAATTCCCAGTGAATATGATCAAAACAGCGACATCAATTAACCAAGAGTTAAAACGATTTTCGGCTTTCCGGTTATCGGACGGCACGTTTTGGGAAGAACCGGAAAACCGAGAATTGGTTCAATATGATAAGGCTGCACACCAAATGTTAATTCAAGCGGTTGTTGAGACGGATAAAGAGCTAAAAGGCAATGAAAACCCCATATCGCGCCGACTGCTTTTATTGATGGTATTGATCAAATATCTTGAAGACCGGGAAGTTTTTCCTAAGAATTTTTTTGGCAAATACTGCAAGGGAGCCCGTAATTTTCTTGATGTTCTGCAAAACGGGAATCCTGAAGAAGTGAAGCTATTGTTGGCTGCCCTTGAAGCCCAATTTGATGGAGATCTATTTGTTCTGCCGCATGGTATCCTTAACAGACAGATCTTGGAGAAGTTTTCTATACTTGTCGACGCAAGGACGATTGGAAGGCAGGGATATCTTTGGAGGCAATTCTCTTTTAGACACCTACCTGTTGAAATCATTAGCCATCTGTATCAACGTTTCGTTAACCGTGGCTCGGGGAAGGTCTATACACCGCCGTTTCTGGCATCCTTATTATTAGACCAAGCCATGCCTTATTCGAAACTTACTGGAAACGAGACAATCATTGATCCTGCATGTGGATCGGGCGTTTTTCTGGTTGGTGCTTTCAAGCGCCTCATTAATGTTTGGTGTAGCAGGAACAATTGGCAACAACCAGATGTAGATACCTTGAAAAAAATACTGAGAAATTCCATTTATGGCATTGATGTAGATGCTGATGCGGTAGATTTAACAGCATTCAGTCTGTCACTGGCTATATGTGATGTATTGCAACCGGATGTAATCTGGAAAGACCTCAAGTTCGATTCATTGCATAAATCCAATTTAATCAAGCACGATTTCTTCCACATTCTTCGTCATTCTATTGCTGGACATTCTACAATATTCGACCAAAAATTTGATATTGTAATCGGAAATCCTCCGTTTGAATCGAAGCTTTCGAAGAATGCGCAAGAAATGGATAAGATGCTCAAGTCGAGAAATCCCGTTCGCGGCGAAGTCCCCGATAAGCAAACGGCTTATTTATTCTTGGAAAATGCTTTTGAAATCGTGAGGCAAAAAGGTAGAATTTGCCTCATCCAACCTTCAAGTATACTCTACAAATCCGGCACCGAGGCTTTCCGGAACTATATTTGTTCAAAACACAAAATCGAGACAGTACTTGATTTTACATCTATCCGTGGTCTCTATGATGGAGCTGATCCGAAGACGGTAGCCATTTTGGCAAGGGCTGTTGCTTCTTCGGAAAATGATCAGATAAGACATTGGACTTTTCGTAGGACGGCGAGCGTCCGCGAAAGAGTCTGCTTCGAACTCGATCACTACGACCGTCATCGGGTACCCTATACACGAGCAATCTCTGGATCAGCGATATGGCGAGAGAATTTACTTGGTGGAGGACGACTTTCCGAGCTTGGTGCAAAATTGCGCAACGGACGAACTCTTGCTCAATTTGTACGGTCAAAGACCTGGGATTATGGTGAAGGCTTCATACCTGGAAAACAAGATCCAAATAAAAGATTGCGAAAAGCGCATTATCTCACTGGTAAGCCATTTCTTCCGACAAGAGCATTTACGGATAACGGTATCGATGAATCAAAAATTGGTATCGTTGAATATGAATATTTCGAATCTCCTCGTAATCCGGATCGTTATACTGCGCCAATCATTCTTATAAAAGAAATAGATACTTTTCCTATGGTATTCTTGGAGAAAAAATCTATTGCTTATAAGAATCAAATTGTTGGCATCTCTGCACCAGAATGGGAAGCAAAGGATTTATATGAGTTTTTCAAGAGACTATTAAAGAATCGCAATATATACAGGTTTTTTTGTGCCATAAATGGTACCCGTTCATTGATTGATAAAGCGACAGCGATTTATAAAAGTGATATTGATAATTTGCCTTATCATAACGATAACGAAGCATTTGCCTTGTCTTTTTGGGAAGAATCTATTTGCGACGATACACTAAAATACATGGTCGAATATGTGAGGCTTGGCCAAGCGTCATTCCTACTGCAGAAATCAGCAGATACGCAAGATTTACATAACTATGCGGAAATGTTTGTTAGACTTCTCGGGAGCATTTACGGAAATTTACGAGCTTCAAAACCATTATTCTTAGATGGCCTTGTTTGTCAGCCGTTTTATTTCGGTTCGCAACCCGATTTCGATTGGGTGGACAAAGAACGGAGCGAAGATCTCAAGAGTCTTATTTATAATCAAGATAAGAATGGGGGATTACGTACAGTTAGGGTTCTTCGCTTGTACACACGGAATATGCTGATCTTGATCAAACCAGATCGGCTTCGTTATTGGATAACCTCGGTTGCTATTCGGGATGCTGACGAGACATTATTTGACTTAAGGGGGCAGGGATACTGAATAAACGCGAAAGAGGTCCAAGAAAAGACAGAATCTTTACGGGTCGAATAACGCATGGAATCAATAGAAATACTTTTTTGTCCGAGACAATTGCGTTTGTCCGGAAATGTTTGCCGATATGGAGAGATGATGCCACTCGACCTGCTGTCAGTTCCGAAAATGAACTTAGTTCACAACTCTGCAAGTTTTTGAAAGCATATGCTATTAAAGATTTCCCCATGGTACAATTTAATAGAGAAGAGAAGCAAACCCAAAGACGGTCTATTGATATTTCTGCTACACCGGTTGAAGAAGCATTAATCGGAGCCCAGACATATTCAATTTACGATTATTTCTTGGTTTTTGAATGCAAACGTCTTCCTGCACCGACACATTCCCGAGAACGAGAATATGTTACGGGAGATCTAAGGATCATTAATGGCGGCATTCAACGCTTCAAACTTGGCTTACACGCTAGGGATTTGCAACTCGCTGTCATGATCGGATATTTACAGAAAGATTCAACTGTTTCATGGTTGGATCGAATTAACACATGGATATTGGAATTATCTGATAATGGTAGTTCTGCAGATGGATGTTGCTGGACAAAAAAAGAGTTGCTTTCATCCTTTGAGGATAATATCTCAGAAGGTACGGCACAGTGCCAATCCGTTCATAATAGAATCAAAGGACTTTCAAATGATATAAAGCTTTTTCATCTCTGGGTTGTTATGTGAATACCGGATAGGCAAATTTCTATCGCAAAACTGCAATTGTCTCTCATTCAAATGCAATTTGTCTCACATGGTTGGTGCAATTTACTTGTTTCAAGGTTGAGTGCGACTGGGACCCATGCTACCCTATCCGGGTAGCACAGACATTCGATAACGTAAAATATCTGATAACGTAAAATATCTTTCGCACAGTTGAGCCATGGCAACCTCAAATCTGGTAATGTTAAGCACCACCAAAACAGAACCGGAAGGAGGAGAATGCCATGGCTCAGAGACAGTCTACCACAAACGGGGGAGCGATCCTGAAAAACGGGTGGGTGAACGATCTTGAAAAACAGACCGTCTAAACGGGTGAGCTATCTAGAAAAATCACACACCTGGGAGAGATCGTCAGGGGAACGGTCCAGGAGACCCTCAATGCCCTTCTCGACGAGTAGGCATCCCGCCTGTGCAACGCGCGCAGATATGAGCGCACTAAGGAGCGCAAATCCACACGGGCGGGCCACTACACCCGTACCCTCCAGACGAAGGCCGGTGAGGTCGATATAAAGATACCCAAGCTCAGGGTCCTGCCCTTCGAGACGGCGATTATAGAGCGCTACAGGAGGAGAGAGTCCTCCGTGGAAGAAGCGCTTGTGGAGATGTACCTTGCCGGCGTGTCGGTAAGGCGTGGCGAGGACATCCCCGAAGCCCTCTGGGGAAGCAAGGTGAGCCCCGGCACCATCAGCAACCTCAACGCCAGGATATACACGACCATCGAGGACTGGAGACAAAGGCCCATTGAAGGGGAACACCCCTATGTCTATCTTGACGGCATAGCCTTGAAGCGCAGCTGGGGAGGAGAGGTCAGGAACGTATCGGTCCTTGTCGCCGTCGGGGTGAACCAGGAGGGCTACCGGGAGATCCTGGGAGTGGCGGAGGGTGCCCGCGAAGACAAGGAGAGCTGGACCTCCTTCCTGAGGTATCTCAAAGACAGGGGATTGAAAGGGGTCGGGCTCTTCGTCTCCGACAAGTGCATCGGCCTCGTCGAGAGCCTGGGACTCTTCTATCCCGATGCCCTGTGGCAACGGTGCGTTGTCCATTTCTACCGGAACGTCTTCACCGTCGTTCCCAAAGGGAAGATAAAGGAAGTGGTTGCCATGTTGACGGCGATCCATGCCCAGGAGGACAGGAAGGAGGCACAGAAGAAGGCCACGACAGTGGTGAAGAAACTTGAGGCCATGAAACTCGGCAGGGCGGCGGAAACGGTGAGCGAAGGAATCGACGAGACATTGAGCTACTACGGGTTCCCTGGGAACACTGGAGGAAGATACGGACGAACAATCCCCTTAAGCGGATCATGAAGGAGATCAGGCGGCGCACGCGGGTCGTCAGGTCCTCCCCTGACGGCAGGTCGGCCCTCATGCTTGTTGCTGCCCGACTGCGTCACATAGCAGGGACGAAATGGGGGACGAGCCAGTATATGAAGATGGACCGTCTTGAAGAGGCGGCCATTGAAAGCTTCGAGGCATAACCGGACCGATGAGGTTGCCATGAAAAATGCGAAAGATTCTTGACACTATCGACATTCCGACCTCGCACAAGAATATCATCTGGAAGGACGTGCGCCTGAACATAGCTCCAACCCCCTCCCGGGTAGCGCTGAGGATAGCATCATTTTTGACCCCTGTTTTGTAACCTATTGATTTTATTGGCGCGCCCGCCGCGATTCGAACGCGGGGCCTTTGGCTCCGGAGGCCAACGCTCTATCCAACTGAGCTACGGGCGCTTGG